TTCCTCCTGCTAGCCCGCTCCCTGAGCTGTTCTACAGTGGGAATGCTAATATTTCTTCAACAGCCGCGAATGTAGGCACTACTGCTGTTGCCAATTCGCTTGTTGCTTCCTTGAATGCGCTAACCGTATCAGATCCCCCTGCTTCTCAGGCCCTCGCCACCGATTTTGAAACGGATGTCGCTGTTTGTGATAATCTTGGGTCCCTAATACGCATAACGCCTGTAACAGGACTCCCAACTATTTCAATCTTGGCGCGGGATGGGCTAGGAGGAAGAGCTTTACACGCCTTTCAAGACGAAGTAGAGGCTTTCTTTGATCTTCCGGCTGTCTTCTACCGGGACTGGAAAGTTCAGATTGTGGGAGAGCCAGGAGATGTAGATAATTATTGGGCGATCTTCGAGACAGCTGAGACCGGAGCTGTCTGGAGTGCCGGTATCTGGAAGGAGACTGTCGCCCCTGGTCGGAAAATTAATGTAAACGCAGACACTATGCCTCATGTGCTGACTAGGCATTTCGATAGTGAAACTAAAGATATTTTCTTTACCTTCGCTCCTCATAGCTGGAAGGATGCTACTGTTGGGGACGATTTCACTGATCCCTGGCCTTTCTTCACACCTGGAACACTTATAGGATCTCCTTTAACAGATGTCTTTCTTTTTAAAGGCCGTCTTGGCTTCCTTACAGAAGACCGTGTTATCCTTTCTGATGTAAAAGATCTTTCTAATTTCTGGAGAACCAGCGTTAGAGATCTCAGCGATTCTGATCGAATTGTCGCAGTTGCGGCCCACAAAAATGTTTCTAATCTAACAGGGGCAGTTGCTCTTGATGAGAAGCTAATTCTTTTCTCTGATCAGAATCAGTTTATTCTTCGTGGTGATCCTATTCTAACCCCGAGAACTGTTGAGATCGTACAGGCTACCGCACTAGAAAATTTCCAGAAGGTTCAGCCTGTTTCCGTCGGCACTTCTGTTTTCTTTGGTGTGCCCCGTGGAGACTTCTACACGATACAGGAGCTATTTACTTCTCCTGATGGTATCTCACTCGCCTCTTCCGATCTTGGGCAGCATATTCCCCAGTTTGCTGAAGGACCTTTAATCGAGATTGCAGGATCTTCTCTTTCTAATACCCTCTTTATGCTGGGTAAGTCTGGGACTTCTCTTCTCTTTTATAAGTGGTTTGATTCGGGAAATCAAAGGGTCCAGGGTGCTTGGGGACGGATGACTTTGGATCAGGAAGCGGTAGGTCTTGCCTTTATACAGGATTATCTATATGTCCTGGGTCTCCGTAATTCTTCAATTGTGCTTAGTAGGATGCGGATAATGGAAAGCGAAGAGGAGGCCACCGAGGTGACCCGTGTTCGTTTAGATAATCAGCTTAGAGAAACACAAGTAACTCTTTCGTATGACTCGGCAACTGACCGAACTACTTTAGATTTTCCTTTTACCGATCCCTTTACTGGGAAATGGTGGGTTATTTCCGGTTCTCCCCTAGAGGAGCTGTCTTATACCTATGCAGATAATGCAGGGACTCCTAGACTGACTCTTATCGGAGACCAGACAGCGTCTACTCTATATATTGGGCGCGGGTTTGATATGACCTTTCGACCTACTCTTGGGCTCATCAAGACAGCTGATAATAGAGCAATGATCAATGCTACTGTTTTTCTTTCGACTGCAACAGTTTTCTTGAAGGATGCTTCTCACTTCGATGTTTCTATTTACCCACAACATGGGCAGATATGGACATCACAGTTTCGTGGGGAGGCTCAGGGTCCCCTTCAGCTTGGCCTTACCCCCTACACCGGAATCTGGCGTTTCGGCGCTCTTCTAGATCCTACAAGAGGTTATATTGAGTTCCAAAACTCTAGCCCATACAATAGCGCCTTCCAAGGTATCGAGTGGGAATACCAAGGATCCTCTAGAGGGACTAGAGTGTGATGGTATTACCGTCCTTAAAAGCCGCCGCCGAGACGCCCATTTACTTTCCTCTTCTATTAGGAGTGCGGACAGTCGTGAAGTCTATCGTTCGTCTGGAGGGACCCCCCTCATGGCCCTTTGTAGGGGCCTGTCTTCTGGGGTCTGCTATACCGCCCATTCTTCTAGGTTTCCTGTTATGATGTTCGGTATTGCAGAAATGCCCGCCTCTCCTGAAACAGGCCGTTTCGGATGTGTCTGGGCTCTTGGCACAGACTATATCACTACCCACCCTAAGCAGCTTCAGCGCTGCACGAAAAAGATTCTTCCTCTTCTTTCTGCGGGTTATGCATACATCGGTGGGGCTATTGATTCCCTTAATGAGCGCCATATCCGTTGGCTCTTAAAATCTGGCTTCTACTTTCCGGGTACTTACATATTGTCTGGTCCTGCCTCTTCTAGATTTGATCTATTTTATAAAGAAACAGATGTGTGAACCTACGATGATTATGGCGGGTATCTCAGCTATTACATCTATAATTGCGAAACAGCAGGAAAATAAGTCAAAGGTCCGAGCTGCGGGGATCGAGGGAAAGCAGGCGTCACATAATATGGAGGCGTTGCGCCGGAGACAACTAGAGGAACGAGAGGGGTCTGCTTCCCGCCTGGATCAGATAGAAAGAGACGAGTTTAAGGCGCGGGGCTTTGCCGCTGTGGCTGGGGCGGAGGCTGGTGTTGTACCTACGGAGATTGAGGAGCAGCTTAGTCGGGATGCTTCGGATCTGCTGTTCGCGGAAGGAAGGAGTCAGGCAAATAGAGAATTACAGGCAGACCGCTCTGTGCTAGGTATTGGTCTTGGTCTTGAGGGTTCTCGGAGTAGGCTTCGCCCGGAAAACATGGCACCCACAGTCCTCGCGGGGGTTGCGGGTGTCGGTGCTGCTGGATTCGAGCCCCGGGCGGATGGTACAACTTTCTGGGGAGATTTCTAAGGACTAATAAACATGGTACGCCAACAGCCTCCCGAGTTCCGGAAAGCACAGCCCCGCCCTACTGTAACCCCGGCAGCGGCCCCTACTGTAGCTATCGGGGCTTCGCCTCGACTCCCCACTGCTTCGCTGTTTGCCTCTGCTTTTCAGTCTCTGGTTAAAGAGAGTAACCTAAAAGGTATTATCCAGCAGAGACAAAAGGAGCAGACATCCAAAGGCTTTGAGGCTGCTAACCGCCTCAGAATCGAGAACCCTGATGCTTTTGATCAATTAGCTAAAGCCACTTCGGACAAGGAACGAAAAGCGCTTCTTGAGAAGATGGTGAAGAGCGGAGAGATCGATTCAGTAAATACAGTAGCTACTGGGATACAATTAGATAATAATCTTGGTGTTAATGCTTATAGTACCAACTATGTGACAAAGTTTGAGGAAGCCATGCAGAATGGTGAAAACTTTCCCCATCTTGTGTTTGATAAGGATGCAAATGCTGGCCAGGGCGGTAGTGTCATGAAAGAGGGGGTTAGCTTTGAAGACATACATAAGGAAGTCGTAAGCACGATAGGGGAGGGCCTCGGTGAAGACGGCCTTAATGCTTTGGCAACTCTTGTTCTGGCATCCAAAGCAGAAGACAGAAAAAGATACTTGAAGAAGAGCAATGAGGCCAAGGTAAAGGCCGTAGACACCATGGCAACCGATAGCGTGGTTAACCTTGCTCTTAACTATGTATCTGTAGATAATACAGCTGACCCGGAAGCGCTTGAGATCGCAATAGAGTTTCTCCAGCAGTCCATAAATTCTACTATACTGACCGGTGACCCTGAGGGAAGACAAAAATCTCAAGATAACCTCGAAAAGGCCATCGATGCGGTGTGGCAAAAGCATGGGCTTGCGGTCGCGCAGGATTTTATTGTAAATGTTATTCCAAAACTTACCTTAGGCACTGCTCTCCTAGAGAAAGATAAACCATGGGGAATAAAGCTATTAGCGATCTCTGATCGCCTAGAGCTGGCTAGCCAGTCGAGAGACCTCTACGCTGCTAACCAACGGAATGGCCACATGAGGGCTATGGAAGATGCGGCAGCCGGTATCGTTTTGGATATGTCCCAGGAGGACCTCGAAAAGCTTACCGCTCAGGAGCTTGCGAAGCAGGTTATGGATCTTTCCCAATTCAAGAATAATAGGGATCTTCAAGGATCGCTTGAGATACTGCTTAGGGGTAGGCTGGAGACAAAGCATTGGCAACACCCGGCGACCGTCGACGCTCAAGATAATATGCTAAAAGAGATTGCCCAGGCTGAGACTGTCCCCGAGGTAGAGCGGTTGCAGAAGGCAGCTATAGAAATGGGTTCAGGAATTCCGGAATTCTGGGCTGCTGTGAGCCGCGCTGCCTCAGCTAGAATAACTGCACTAACGAGAGCGACTCCTATTAATAAACGCGCCAAGAGTCTGGTCGACACTGCGGAGAACAGGATCGGGGGGCTGGCGATGCCACCGGGGTCGACGGATTCTTCGGCTGTAAACGATGATTTAATGGGTTTGCGTGAGCTGACCTACGACCCAAAAGCTGATCGGGAGGCAGTCGACAAGGCGTTTGCCGCTCTTGAGAAGAGACTAGAAGGTCTAGAAAAGGTTAAAGCCAGTCAGGAGGAAGGCTTAGCTCTTCTGATCCGAGATCAGGCTGATTTTACGCTGTCAGACCCTCAGCGCCGGGGGCTTATCAGTAAGTATGGGGCTACCTGGGTCAAAGATAATTACACCACCCCGAAGGACGACCGCACTGCGAAGATAAAGAACACCATAAATCTATCAGCGATAAGGGTCGCGGCTAATAAAACAGCGACTATAGTAGCGGTCCAGTCTCCGAGGTTTGCCCTCATCAAGGATGAGGCCGACAAGGTAACTGCTTTAGAGTCCGAGGTGAAGACCACCATTAGCCAACTGCTTACTGATCCGGCTAACTATAAAGAAGTTCCGCTTTCTGGCATTTTGGCTAAGGCTGAAAAACTCATAAAAGACTTTCTAAAGGAAAGAACACATCCGCCGTCGCAAGGCCGCGCTGCTGCCCCGGTTTCGGCGGCTGACGAGGCCACTATTGCGGAGGCTACCACTATTGCGAAGGCTACACTGATTTCAGCTAGGCAGTCTGCGGCCATGCTATATGTAGGCGATCCGGAGGGCCGAGCCTCTAATCTTGAGCTCCGAGATGATGGTTTTACTCGTTCTCAAGGCACAGTACGGAATAGTGAGGAGCGGACTCGCCTTCTAAACGAAACTGATGCGCCGACTGATGACGGAGGCTTCTTCTCCCAGCTCATTCCGATTAGGGATAAAACCCCGAAAGAGATACTCGAATCTCATACTCTGTCATTTAGAGATACTCTGTCATTTAGAGATACTCTGTCATTTAGAGACTTCCCCCGTGGGGCTCGTCAGATAACTCTTCTGGCCCAGCAGCTTCGTCCTTTACTCGCTAATCCGGAGTTAGTTGTTGCGGGCCGCCTTGAAGATAATAGTTTAATAGACATGGGGACCGATCCTCTAGCATTTATCCTCCCGAAAAAGCGGGAAGTGGAGTTTTGGATCGATGGGGACGGCAACCCCTATGTTAATATTTCTAATCTGTCCGCTCTCGTCGATCCTAGCCAAAGGATCCCTAGTACGGGTGATCTCCATTCTGTTTTGGGGGACCGCCTCCAGGACCTGAACCTTCCCGTACTTGGGAACATACTGTTATCTAAAAGCGCTCAGGCTCGCTTAGCTGTAGAGGTCGCGGAGGATAACGCTGAAGAGGTAAGTAGAGCAGAGACTTTACGGGAAGATCCAAGTTTCATCACTGCCGTTCTCGCCCCGATAGGTTTTACTCCCAAAGAAATCGCCGCTAGCGAGATTGTTATTAAGGGAACTGACGATAAAGACAAGGGGATGGAGCTTAGGTTTCCTATTGATCTGAAGGATATCGATGCTTTCACTACCCGCTTAACGGCGGGCCTTCCACCGGACGAGGTGCGGCCCTATCTGGAAAAAATGGTTGATGACCATAAAAAGGGAACTGACGATGAAGGCAAGGGAAGGGTTAGGCCTTTTTTGAAGGGCTTCTCTGCCTCAAACTTGGAGACTTTTATAACAACGCAAATAACTCTACACCTCCGATATAATGATCCCCCTAAACCCCCGCCGCAATAGTGATGCCCCTGAGTGATCCCTTCAGCAGCCCCTTTCAGGGTCCTTTCGCTGTGCCGGAACCAGACTCTAGCCTTCTTCCGCTAGACGAAGATGAAGAGAAGGGTTTAGACATTGGGGATTATATATTTGATATCGGACGAGGTGTTGTTCGGGGTGGTCTTGGTTTTGGGCAGTCGGTTTATAATCTTGCAGATGCCATTACAGGTGATGATCTTCTAAAAGATAGAGACTTTCGATCTTCTATAGATGCCCCAAAGACTATTGCAGGGAATCTTGCCAGCGGTTTTACTCAGGTCGGTATTGGGCTTTTCACTGGGGGGGCTCTCCTAAAAGGAGTTACGGGGCTAAGCGCTGTTGTTCGGGGTGGGGCTGTCGGCGCAATTGCCGACTTCTTAGCCTTTGATCCGCATGAGGCCCGTTTATCAAACCTGCTCAAGGACCATCTAGGGGTCAAAAATGTTGTTACTGACTTTCTGGTAGCAGACGATAGAGACGGGGAGCTTGAGGGGCGGCTGAAGAATGTGCTTGAAGGGGGCATAGCTGGGGGCGTTGTGGGTGCGGCTTTCAGCGGTGGCAGGGTCCTGTTCCTTTCAGCTAAGCGTCTAAAGGCCAGGAAGGCGCGAGCTGCCCTGATTTCAGAGGAGGTCCAACGGCTCCGCAAAGCTAACCCCACCGCTACAGAGGAAGAGCTTGTCGAGAAGGCACTTACTACACTCCCCGACCCCTCTATTAAACCCCCTGACCCTTCTGTTAAAGACGAACTTCCTGTTACAGCTGAGCCTGTGTGGAATAAGGTGCAGGCGGGGGAGTATACACAGACAGCCTCCTCTCGCTCGATTACTATACGCAGAGAAACTGAGAAGGGGCCTTGGTCCGTTACTCAGAGCGCTGAGAAAGGGGCTATAGCTCTTCCCCTTGAAAAGTCCTATAAAACGCTCAGACAGGCAAAGGACGCTGTAAAGAAGGCCGGTCTTAAAGATGCTCCTAAGCTTACGGATAAGCCCAGTGCTCCTAAGCTTACGGATAAGCCCAGTGCTCCTAAGCTTACGGATAAGCCCAGTGCTCCTAAGCTTACGGATGAGCCGGCTTCTTTAAAGGATCGTCTTGCGTCAGATATAGATTCGGCTGGCGCTGCTGAAGTCCCTGATTCAGAGCTTATTACAGCTGCACGGTCTGTACTAGATGGGGATGAACCTGGCAGTTTTCAGGTTCTTATAGATAGTGCTACGCGGACTCTCCAAAGACCCGGCCTCATTGACGAGCTGGGGCTGGACCCACAAACCCTAGCACAGCTTACAGAGGGCAGTGAGGAAGAGGCCGTCCATATACTTTCGAACCTTTACCAGAGAATTGAAACCCTAGAAACTATTAAGACGGTTCCCGGTAAACAGCCTCCAACAGGCCGGAGAGAAGGTATAAACCTAACCCGCGTAGAGGGGCCGATAGAAATGTTAGCTTTCCTAAAGGCTACTTCTCAAATACTTTTGGGACGAAAAGGTAATGTCCTTCCGGGGTCTGTCCCCGCTCCTATTCCAGTAGATGAGATTGCTTTTCGGTTGATGCGGACAGATGCGGAAAAAAGCGCGGAAATCATGGGGACCACCGCTGATGAGCTGATGGAGATGGCGCAGGTAGTATCAGATAGTCTTCCTGAACAGGCTCTTATTATCAGAATGCACCGCTCTCTTCTAACCCAACAGGCTATGGTGGCTAAAAGACAGATCGGAGAGGCTTTAGAACAAACGGCTAAAGCAGCACAGCTCATGGGCTCAGACGCTGGCTCTAGTGTAACTGCCTCCGCTAATCTAAGCGCTTCTTTGGCAGTCTCAAGGGGGATAGCATCTTTTCAGCAGCTGACCCATAGCTATACGATTCTTCGGGGCGCAACACGCGGGACGGGTCTAAACCTGAAAGCCTTAGATAGTGTGGTCAGTTTCTCTAAGGGAGAAACACCGCCTGAGCTAGCTAATTCTCTAGCAAACCATCTGGAGATGCTGGTTAGGGACAGTTTTGGGGCAGATAAAGCCCAGACAATAGAGATGTTAGAGAAAACTCTTGTTCTTTTATCTGATGATAAAAACCTAGCACAGTTTGGTGTTTTTGTGAATAGCCTCACTGGTGCTCCGCCAACAGTTCTTCAGATGGTTCAAGATGTATTCATCAACTCTCTTCTTTCTAGCCCCCGTTCCCTCACTACTAACTTTATTTCTCCTCTTGCTACAGGGGTTCTTCGCTCTGTTCAGGAGGGGGTTGGGGGAGCACTCAGCGGGCAGAAGGGGGCTATCACAGATGCCATTACTGAAATAACTGAGCTGGTGACTTCTCTGCATAGCTTCTTTGGCAGTTCCAAAGAGGCCCTGAGGACCGGACGCTCTCAGGTTATGCCGAAGAGTGCAAAGTTTAATGAGTTCAAAGCCCAGGATAAACCGGCTCAGCGACAGCTAGAAAGGAATAGAGAAATAGAGAATCAGAGGGTCCCTACCACTTTCGCTCCAGAGCTTCATCCAGACAGCCCTGTATGGGCACGGTCTATCTTCGAATTTCTTGATTCGATTGTTAGTTTGCCTACACGGGGGATTGTAAGCACTGATGAACTTATTACCGGTTCTAATGTCCGAGTTCATCTAAAGAAATCCTTGCGATTAGAACTCCGCGCTTCGGGTGTTCCTGATAATCTTATTGAAAAGGGAGTGGCTGATTCTATTGATAAATTCTTCGTTGATGAGCTGCTGCTAACCACACAAGTCTTTGAAAAGAGGCTATTAGACGAAGTGCTTGAGAAGCGAAACGCTGGTCTGCTTACTCCCCAAGGGGCGAAAGAGCTATATCTTATTAGGCTCAAGGAGGCTTCTGCTTCGGGTCGCCTCGCTATGGCTGATGCTGCTGCCGCACGGGCTGATGAGATCACTTTCAAAAGCACTCTACCGTTCGGCTCAGTCGGACATACTTCCGTCAAGGTCGTTGGGGCACACCCCCTTTTGCGGTTTGTGGCTCCTTTTATCAAGACGCCGATAAATATTCTAACCTTCGCCGCAAAAGAAGCGTACTCCCCTATTACTTTCTTAGCTTCTATCGCTCTAAAAGACGCAGAAACCCCCGGACTGGTTGCTTTTCGTAAGAAGTACTTAATGGAGTACTATAGCGCAGACCCCCGTATTAGGAATGTGGCCAGAGGGCGCTTTGCCGTTGCTTCCTCTTCTATGATCGCTTTCGGTGCTGCCGCCTATAAAGGAAAAATTACAGGCCGGGGACCTATTGATCCGAATCAAAGACGGACCCTGATGCAGGCCGGGTGGAGGCCCTACAGTATTCGGATGGGTAATGCGTATGTTTCCTATGAGCGGATGGACCCCCTTGCCTCTGTCATGGGCGGTGTAGCCGATATGGTTCACTACGGAGCCTACGCGGACAACGGAGAGACAGAAGGCCTACAGAAAGCTTTTGGCGGTTTTATAGTAGCCAATCTAAACAACCTCACCCAAAAGTCTTATCTGACAGGGCTTCGTAACGCCTTTGCCGCCCTCTACGCCCCCGAGACCAGCGGTTTGGGTCTTCTCCAAGACCTCGCGGCTTCTTTCCCCCCTTCACCCCAGTTTGTGAGTTCTATAGCTGATACGGTCGATCCTTTCTCCCGGCAGGCTAGAAGTCTTCTTGATAAGGTGGCCCGCCGAATTCCAGGTATCAGCTCAAATATTGAACCCTACAGGAATATCTTTGGAGAGCCCATAGAAAGAACAAAGCGCTTAGGAACAGATACTATTGGCTCAATCATGAATCTTTGGATGCCTATTGCTATTTCAGAGGTTTCGGATTCTATCGTAAACAAAGAAATGGCAAATCTAAAGCACGGTTTTACTCCTCCCAAGACCTTGGTGGAGGGTGTAGACCTGCTAGCCTTCCGTACTCGGTCTTCCCAAAGTGCTTTCGACAGATGGCAAGAGCTGACAGGGTCTGTCCGTATCAGTGGAAAAACAATTAAAGACTCTATGCGTAGCCTTATCATGACGCCTGGTTATCAGCGTCTAAACCCACGATCCGGTGAGGATGGAGGAGACTCAGATCGTATCAAACTCCTCAGACAGCAGCTTGGGGCTTTCCGTACCCGTGCTTTCCAGACTCTTATGCGAGAGCTACCTGATCTAAAAACAGAAGTTCTTAAACAGCGGAGATCTCGACAGACTCTGTCCTACGGGGGCTCCTTTGACTTTCTCCCCTTTGACCTCTAATGTCCTATAGACCCCCGCCCGTAAAATATCTTCTCGTAAATAAAGGTCTGACCACCGCAGATGTAGGTAATACTTATGATACTGCTGTAATATCGAAGCCCTCCGATCTAGTGCGGGTGGTAATAGAGTCCCCTGTTGCCACCCTGCCAAGTGGGACTTTTACCTGGGTAGTTTTTGGCTCTTTTGATTCCACCCTTTGGCTGCCCCTAGACACTGTGCTGGTGGGCGACTTCAGCGTGAACACTCTCGGCACGACTAACTACTACACTAATACTTACTCAGCTTTTCCATATTTACGAGTTGCTCTTCTCCAGCTAACCGCATCTACTTTTACAACATCGCTATGGGTTCAAATCTAACTGCCCCTCATCGGGTCATTACCGATGCCGTTCTATCCGGTTCGACTGTTACTGGCGGGGGACCAACTGATGTTATCAATGTTCATCCCTCCCTAGCAGATAAGGTTCTTGTGGGTATCCACGCAGATAAACTGATAAACGGCGGCACTAAAACTTTTACTATCCGGATCTCTGGTAGAATGCACCCGGATATGGGCTGGATCTCCGTTGCGACTGTTGATGAATCAGCCGCTTTTATGTCGGTGGGGACGGACAGAAGCTATAGCCTTGAAGTCGATCCGTTCCCTGAGATGCGTGTTGAGATTGAGGACTGTACTGGTCAAACCGCTGACAGTACTGTGAATATCTGGATGATGGTCTAGAGATGCTCTCAGAGAGGGAAGTTCGTTGGGAAATATTCCAAAAAACTCAGGAATCTTTAGGGAGACAGCATACTCAAGATCTAAAAGATCTTTCCTTTCGTTTAAATGCAGTAGAAAAGCGGATGATTATCTGGGCCTCTGCTGCTGCGGCTCTTGGCTCTACTATCGGCACCTTACTTCAAAAGCTTCAATCCCTATGAAATACTTTATCCCCCTTCTTTTTCTAACAGCGGGATGTGTAACCCAGGCTGATCTCCGCCGAGTTCAAGAAGCATCTCTTGAGTTTCAAGACGAGGCGCTGAGAGCCTTAGAAGAAGACAACGAAGAGGCTGCCGCTCATATTATGATTGCGGCAGATACCCGAGATGAGGAGTACCAAGAAGTCTTTGAAGATATCGCTGTACGAATTGATGCCTCTTTAGAAGCTGCTAAAAAAATCCCTTCAGATCCGGTGAGTCTCCTCCTCTATGCGAGCAGTCTCCTAGCTACTGGTCTTGGGGTTGATCGCGTCCGTGACCGAAGACGCGCCATCCGTAAGGAAGCAGTCTAGTGCTCGACAGACAGCACCTTCTTTTACAGCTATATGATCTGTATGTTCAGAATCTTCAGCTTATGCTTTCCTCTGGGCCAGATAAAGAGATCCTCGAAGCTGTAAGAAAATTCCTAAAGGACGAAGGCATAAACGCTGAGTCCGCAGACAGAAGGGCTTCCGCTAATGAGGTGGCCTCTATTGTATCCAATCTGCCCTACTTTGACCCGGAAGAAGAGGCCCTATAGGCACCTGTAAGCTCACCAAATGATCCCTGAGCCCTCTGCCCCACAGAACGCCCCCGATCCCTTAGAGGGCCTTACAGGCTCCTTTTCGACCACTGAAGGAAATTGGGACTTTCCTGAGGACCTCCAAGGGCGGGATGAAAGACTGAAAGACTTTAGGCTCTTTCTTTTTGTTGTCTGGGAATTCCTCGGGAAAACCCCGTCTAAGGTGCAGTATGACATGGCCCGATTCCTTCAAAAAGGAGGAGATCGGCTATGTCTTTTTGCTTACCGAGCGGCGGGTAAATCCTGGGTATGCTCTGCCTTTGCACTTTGGATTCTTTACTGGTGGCCGGATAAAAAGATTCTGGTCGTTTCAGCAAGCTCTGGAAGGGCGAATGAATTTACAAAGTTCACTCTTCAGTTGGTTTACGGTATGCCCCTGCTGAGCCATATGATTCCTCAAGCCTCGCAGCGTTGCTCTGGACTTGCTTTTGATATTGGGGGAGTTCTTCCTGACCATAACCCATCTGTGAAATCGATTGGTGTTTTGGGGCAGATGGCTGGTTCCCACGCAGATGTAATAGTGGGTGATGATATAGAGATCCCTAAGAACTCAGATACTCCGATGGCTCGGCTGAAGCTGGCCGAGAGGTCTAAAGAGTTTGAGGCTATAATCAATATTGGAGGGAAGCAGGTTATTCTGGGTACTCCTCAGAATGAGCAGACCGTTTACGCCGATTTTGTAAAGAGGCGGGGATTTCTTGGTTGGGTTTGGCCTGTCCGTTTCCCTGAGAATGCCATACATCCGCTGGGGCAGCTAGCACCGATGTTAGCTAAGAGGCTGAAGACTGAAGATCTCTCTGGGGGGTCTTCTCTTTTCTATAGCACGATTCAGACAGATCCAGAAAGAGGCCTCTCTGAAGAAGAGCTTCTTCAATTTGAGACTACTTATGGGAAGTCGGGTTTTGCTCTCCAGTTTATGCTGGATACGAGACTATCGGATGATCTAAAGCAGCCGCTCTCTTTGAACGATCTCTTAGTGGTTGATCTGCCTAGAGATGCTGCCCCTCCTATACTTCACTGGGCTACGGGAAAATCTCGACAATTAGATATTCCACATTTAGGAAGAGACGGGCAGTTCTTACATAGCCCGATTCCTGAAGAGATGTCTTATCAGAAGTACACTGCAATTGGCCTGTTTGTTGATCCCTCCGGTAGAGGAAAAGACGAAACTGCCTGGGCTGTTGTGGCCTGTATGAATGGTATGTACTATGTTCTAGACTTTGGGGGTTTTCAAGGAGGAGGATATGATGATGCCGTTCTTCATTCCCTGGCAGAGACCGCAAGAGTATACAGAGTCTCTCTTGTAGTGGCCGAGGATAACTTTGGGAATGGTATGTTCACAAAGCTCCTTACGCCAATTCTTCAAAATACCTGGATGTGCGGAATTGAAGAGGTTCGCGTACACACAAGAAAAGAACTAAGGATAATCGGTAATCTAGAGCCTATAATGAATCAGCATAGGCTTGTGATTGATAAGGCTGCTCTCTTAAGAGACTACCGAAAGCTGCGGGATTCAGAGGGATCTTTAGGAGACCTGTGGCAGACCTACGCGCTAACCTACCAAATGAGCCGCCTTACTAAGGATAGAGGTGCTCTTCCCCACGATGATCGTATTGAAGCGGTTTCTATGGGGGTATCCTGGTGGGCAGATCAAGCGCTCTTAGATGTAGAGAGGACAGCTAAAGAAAAAGATACTAAACTAGATGATCAGTTTAGAGAGCAAAGCCTAATCTCTGTATTTGGCTCTAAAAAAAGACCCCGGACTGCCGAAGCAAACCGAGGTCTGTCAATGGGAAGCCGAAGCGCTAAGCGCTGGGCACCTTAAAAAGGGACTTCTTCAGGTACAGTCGTATAATCAGGTAGATCAGCTAGAAAGGCAGGGAGGCCCCCCTGTAGGATAATTTCTTCGGTATGAACCAGAGCCATAATATTCCAAACGGCCTGAGAGAGGTGGTCTTCGTCTCGATATCCGAGAAGATAATCATTCAGGTGTCTCTTAGCGGAGTCCATAAAGCGTGAAAGAGGCTGCCCCTTTTCCCAGTTCCTGTCACCATACTTCTGAGCACCCTGCTGACAGACCATAGAAAGGCGATGAAGAGCGATAGGACTTATAAGATCATAGCGTCCCTTTCCCTCCTGAGTGTCCCTTACAGAGCCACCAATGAACTCTTGACGGCTGCCTGAGTCCTGAACACAGAACGCTTTGGGTTCTTCTTGAGGAGCGTTCCGCTTTTTGGTAGCAGCAAGATTCCTCCGTACACGAATAGCCGCCTCTTCATTCTTGAGAGCATTTAAGCGATCCGTAGACATTGAAGTTTCAGCTTTAGAAAGGTTATTTTCAGAAGTCATTTCAGTTTCAGACATTTTGGGGTCCATAGGGTTATGTGTTTAGTTGTCGTATTATAGCTATCAGCCTGAAGAATAAAGGCGCACCGCGCATTCCGTAGGGCATCCCTGTAAGAAAGTCCTGCCTTTTTATAGGCCTCCAGTACAGTAGCCCAAGAATACCCATGCTCGTCAAATAGTTTATGAGCTGTTTTTTCTCCTACACCGGGACAGCCAAAGTAGTTATCCACACGGTCTCCAGCTAGAACCTGCCGTAAGAAATACTCCTCTGCTTCTTTCCTAGAGATATCGTGAAGCTCTTGGTGGTCTGTATTATAGTAATAGCCAGGTAGAGTAAACATATCTTTATCTATACTGCATACTATAGTATTTTTCTTAGGGGTCTTCGTGTGTAGAATACCCATGACATCATCAGCCTCCATGCCTGGTTCAATCTCAGGAAACCAGTGATCGATAACAGCTTCCCGAAGAACCCCTAATGCTAGGGGTTTTCTTTCACTTCTATTGGCCTTATACTGTGTATCTATTCTTTCTTTTCTAAAGTTCATTCCAGAGCTAAGACAGATTACAGGCGAAATGTCTGTCTGTAATAGTGTCTTTAGGCTGAGACAGATCCCCTCGACAGAGGCTCTAAAATCATCCAAAAGCTCTGAGAGGTGAAAGCCATATGTATAGTGTTCGCCATCAAAAGTAACAGCATTCAGCCCACGATGAACCGCCTGATAGAGATAAACATCGCCATCAATAAGAGCTTTCATTATTTAGGCCTCCTGTCAAGAATACACTCAATATGAGCGACAGCAATCATCGTTAAAACAGTCTTTTGATGTGACATAGTACTAATGGGTTTCGGACCAGTTGGCCCCGGTTTTAGCGTCCCCAGCCATGGGACACTGAAGATTAAGGAATTGGCCGGCCTCACGAAAAGCCTGTTCGGCAGAAGCACAGATCAGCGGCGTCCCTTCAGGCGGGTGTTCTAACTGAAACTCATCGTGAACATGAAGCACCATGTTATAGTCATGCCTCTTAAAACAGCCCGCAAAAGCCATTTTTTTATGAAAGATATTTGTAGCCACCTTTACAAGAACCGCCCCAGCGCTCTGGTTATAGGCGTTCAGTAGGCTATGGGGAGAACGGCAGGGTATTCTTCGTCCATCTAATCCCCGAAGTTGGGCATTCTTATTCAGGACAAGATTTCTTTTTCCCCACTTAATATTATAGTAAGCCATCCCCCCTTCAATAAGTCCTTTTTCTAAAGAAGTTTTCAGTTTACTAAGACCGGAGATCTTCTCTTCAAAAGAGCGCCGGGTCTCTGCTGCTTCCTTAGATGTACAGCCTAGAATCGAAGATAGCTTTCCATCCTGAGCGCCATAGAGCCAAGCATAGAACCAAGTCTTTGCAAGATTTCTATCCGTAAGCGAGAGGGCTTTCATGTTCGCTGTATGGGGATCTCCGAGAAGCACCATATCGCGGAATGCCCCGCCGTCGAAAGGCACCGTGAAGTGGCCCAGCATTCTCAGTTCTAGGCCCTTAGCATCACAACCAGTAAGAAGCCACCCAGGTTTAGGGATGAACACTGCTCGACACTCCTCTCCAAAAGGGTTGCCTACTCTAGGAACTTGACCCAGATTCGGCTTACTATGCGAACATCGACTTGTGACTGTTCCTTGGTGATTCACATATCCATGAAGCTTACCGGTCTTTGATATCATGTTTAGCCAAGAAGCCTTACCTACAGATGTTTGGCCAAGACGCTTAGAGATCAGAAGATACTGAACTAGGGCTGGTATGCATTCATAAGGAAGCTCCTTCAGTACGGCCTCATCTACTCTGGGTCTTCCAGAGGGGGTCTGCTGTTTAGGATCGGGAACCCACCCATAGTCCGCTTGGAGGCGATTAGCGATCTGTATTCGAGAGGCCGGGTTGAATACTCTGTATGCAGCCTTCTGTATAGTTTTTCTCTTTAGACGAGAAGGGTGCTTGCTCTCTCGCTTGCGTAGATTGAAAGCCTCTAGAGATTCTAGTATATCAGGAACCTGAATAGGCGTAAAATATTTTGCTAGCGCATCGGCAGCTTCTGCTTGTGCAATGGTGAGAACTTTTATCAACCTGTCGAGGGCTTCCTCATCCACATGAACACCCAATTCAATCTGATCTTGGATATGTTTAAAAAACTCTAGCTCGATATGAAGAGCTTTCTCCGGTACATCCTTCTTTATTAAGAACTTATAAAGCTTGTGATTTAGACTAACATCCTGTTTACAGTAAGAAAGCATCTCTTCTGAGAAAGAGCGAAAGGATAGTATTTCTAATTTAGGAGAATCTAGTCGATACCCCCAGGCCTCTAAAGAGCGTCTTCCCTTCAACTTCCCTGGTATACGGTTATTAGGGATATCCCGAATCTTTAGCTCATCACCAGGAAAGAGAAGACCCACTACTGCTAAAGTATCATATAGGAACACCTGTTCCCACTGATTGCTGGGGTATAAGCGCTGAAGAGCCTTTAAGTCATAGCCGATAATGTTATGGCCTATCAGCTCATCGGCCTTTTTTAGGTATTCAATACCCTGATAAACCGTCCCGTTCCGTGGAATCAAAGGATCATCATGGAAAGCGTGCGCTTCCCCAGAGTCTACATCTTCTGTGCAGATACAGAAGATCTCTGTAAGACCAGGAAGAAGATTATCCGCTTCTATATCAAAGACTATTTTCATTTAATTAGATGTTTGATTGCGGACTTACAGGTAGTCCTGGCCTCTTCCTCATTCCAGCAAGCGGATAGTAATAGGGGTCTTCCCTCTAAACCCCAGTTTGAAGGTACGGTAAAGGCCTCCTTATAAGGCATCCCAAAGTAGCCATCGATCTCCGCATCGGAGTGGCTTAGGCAGGTTTCCATAAAGCCGATAGTTCTAAAAGTTGCCATAGAGACGGCAGAGCTTAGAACATGAAGCCTTAGGGGTTCTTCTGGTGCTTTTAGCTGGGTAAGGAATACATCGATTCCGTCTTCCTTCTTCTTGGGCTTAGTGAGGTGGGCCATAACAATTTCAACAGAATACCCCGCCTCTGAAAGGGCGTCGGCTAAAGCAAGCGCGACTACTCCCCTCCACATTCCAGATCTAGCAGAGGTCGTACAACTTGTACTAATGTTGAACATCAGTGACACAACAGGCCCTTGCCCTCTAAGGATTCTTTTTTTATCCAACCAGGCTTCTTCAAAGCCTCGGGTATAGAAACGATCTAGGGAGAACTCTCCTCCTGAATCACCAAAGACCCTGCCTCTTTTCCGAGAGGGCATGATCTGAGGGTTTGTTTTAATCTCTTCCGATATGCTCATGGATAAGCTGTCTATCGCATCCATCCCTTCACCCCAGCCATGGTCGATAAGATCTTGAACCTGTGCCCAGCTCTTTATTAATTTACCTGAATTATCTTTTCCGTACCAACTGGTTCCCTTCGTTGATGATTTGAGCATATAAGCATTAATGTATTTTTTCGTACCGATGGAGCGGAATCGAGGACATTCTTTAGTGGGATCCCCGCTTACCCCGCTCGACCAAATATCAGGTGCAAGTCTTTCAAAGGGATGGAGCCTATCCTCGTTCGTCAACCAGACAATATTCTGTTTAGTCTCAAAGGACCCCTGTTTCGGACGAGTAAGGCGACGAAGCTTAGACGCTGTATAATCAGGCTTTTTCTGCATTACTTCACCGCCTGTTTTTCGTCCGCAGTCCAACCGCACTGAAGCTGCCGAATAGCCTGATCTTTAGTAATAATGCCCGAAGATATCTGCCTATCCAGACGAACAGCGACCCGTGTACTTACTAAGCGGCGCAGTTTTCTTTTAATAACAGAGGAACGAAGAGTCCAGACCGCTTCTCTGAAAGACTCATCATTGATAAGGGTTTTCTCCAGCTTTTTATCATAGTCCATTTCGATGAGGCCGGCCTGGAAACGATCAAGGGTCGCACCATCTAGGGCATTGCGACCACAATACATCCTATTAGCACCTGCCCCATAAGTATTAGCGCTTGCTATACAGACAAAATCCTTATGTCTTGTGGCCATCGGGGCCTCTTTCCGATCAGGTAGATCAAGATAACCGTTGTCCAGCGCTGTGTTGAGGCTTACTAAAACATTCTCATCACAAGCATCAAACTCGTCTAAGAGAACAACGCCACCATTCTCATAGAAAGAGATGAAAGGAGAAGACCTGAATTCAAAACAACCCCCAGCCCCGGAAGGAACATACCGTCCTTTGAAGGCGCTTTCTGTTACTCCCCCAGACAGGCTCATAGCGAAAAACGGAAGACCTAAACCGTCGGCTACCTGTTTAGCCAGAGTCGTTTTCCCTGAACCGGCGGGTCCTACCAAGAGGATATTTTCTCGTATACCTGCCAATTGCGTTGTTCTCTTAAACTGCTTATGAACATGGCCAGAAATTTTAACAGAAGATGTGTCGGATGTCTTGACAAACAGGGTACTAGGCACCCGCTCGTCAATAAGGCGTTTGATTTTTTCCTCTACCCGGTCTTCAAGAACACTCAGATTCATACGCTTTGAAACAAGGTTAGCCAATGCTCCGATGTTCAATAGCGAATCTGACTCATCTTGGTTTGGTTCAGATGACACAGGCTCAGGTGACACAGGCTCAGGTGACACAGGCTCAGGTGACACAGGAAGAACGCTTAAATCAGCCAACATCTTGTCCGAAAAAGAGGGTACTATCATTGATCCTGCCTTCGTGGCTTTAAGCCAGCGAGCCTCCGTATCTAACGGTGTGCTCCACCAACCAGGAACAAGGATACGGAAGAGAGACACCAAACGCTTCGTCGCTTCATCGGTTTTTTCTCCGGGAAGTTGGGCGCTGTTAGCGGTTAATATCCGGTCTGCTACTACATCCCAGCCTTTATCCTTGAGAAGCCGGGGACAGTCACCTATTTTGGGTACTTTACCTTGAAAAACTTGCCTATCCAGGATTAGGCCAAGGGCCGTCGGGAACTCTTTCCGTCTACTACGATTTGTAACACGCAATGGCCTAAAGAGCCCGTATAGGTTCGTATAAGAAAGCCTACCACCCTGTTTATCGACAGAGAGATTCAAGAGCGCTAAAGAGATAAAGGTGGCGCTTCGTAAAGACACGCAGTGTTCTTCGGCTTTTTCTATTGTATTATGTGTGGTCCCGCAAGTTGTATTAACAGTTGAGGACCAGCAAGTAAACATTC